ACACCTTCGCCCGCGTCTCGGCGCCGGACATGGCGCCGTACAAGCCGCACCCCAACAGCTGGCTGCTGACTCGGGCCATGTACGACCGGGTCGGCGGCTATGACGAGCGCTACCGCGGCGTCTATGGGACCGACGGCATCTTCGCCAAGCAGCTGCGCCAGAACGCACGCAAGATCGCGCCGCTGAAGGAGGTGCTGATCCGCTACCCCCGCGAGGTGGTGCCGGACGCCTCGACCACCACCCTGGCCCGCAAGAGCGTCGAGAACGAGCTCCGGCGCGCCGCGGTGAAGGCGCAGATCAAGGGCTCAGGCCAGCGCGAGCCGATCCGCGGCCTGACCGCCTGGGACCGGGTCGCCTGATGCTGTCCGTCATCTGCTGGAAATGGGCGCCGAACCCCGGCTACAGGTCCAAGTTCGGCCCGGCGGCGGTGAACACGCTCAGGGCGATGGTCGCCAGGCACTACCGCGCCCCGCACCGCTTCATCTGCGTCACCGACGATCCGGCCGGCCTGGATCCGCGCGTCCAGGTGGTTCCGTTGTGGGACGACCTCGCCGACCTGCCCAGCCCGCACGGCCGGGCCAACCCCAGCTGCTACCGCCGCCTGCGGATGTTCCGCCGCGACGCGGGCGAGCTCTTCGGGGAGCGGTTCGTCAGCCTGGACCTGGACTGCGTCATCACCGCCGACCTGCGCCCGCTTTGGGATCGGCCCGAAGACGTCGTGTTCTGGGGCGATACGAACAAGACCACCCACTACAACGGCTCGATGATGCTGCTCACCGCCGGGGCCCGGCCCCAGGTGTGGGACGACTTCGACCCGGTCGCTTCGCCCCGCGCCGCCCGTGCGGCGGGCCAGTGGGGCTCGGACCAGGCCTGGATCAGCCATTGCCTGGGCGGTGGCGAGGCGAAGTGGGGCGTGCGGGACGGCGTCTACAGCTACCGCAACCACCTCCTGCGCCAGCCACAGGTGTTGCCCGCCGGCGCCCGGATCGTGATCTTCCACGGCACGACCGATCCTTGGGATCCGGGCGCCCAGCGGCTGCCGTGGGTGCGCAAGCACTACGTCGGCGAGCCGGTGAAGCCGCTCGACGTCGAATCGATCCACCTCGCCAAGCGTCTGGCGCTGCTCAGCGACGGCCGGACCGTGCCCATCACGCAGCTGCTCGACGGGGAGGGCGACGAGACCGATAACCCGGCCGCCGCGACCGCGTTTGTCGCCGGGGCGGGCAAGGAGTGGTTCAGCGGCGCGACGTCGGACTACCAGCAGGTGACCGCGCAATGACCACCATCGTGTACCGGGACGGCGTCCTGGCTTCCGACAGCCGCGCCTACAGTGGCGACAAGACGCCCATCGGCTGGAAGAAGAAGATCCACCGCCTGGCGGACGGCACCTTGCTCGGGGTGAGCACCACGAGCGTGGGTGGAGACGCGCAGGTGCGGCGGTGGGTCGAAGGCGGGTGCCAGGTGGTCACAAACGACAGCCTCAAGCCCGAGAGCTTCACGGCGTTGATGGTGCGGCCAGACGGTGGCGTCTTCTACGCCAGCAACAACCTCGAATGGAGCGGCCCACTCACCGGAGCCTTCTGGGCCATCGGGAGTGGTGAGCATTTCGCGCTCGGCGCTATGGCGGTGGGCGCGTCGGCGGAGCAGGCCGTGGCCGCGGCCATCGAGCTCGACCCGTGGAGCGCGGGTGAGATCAACATCCTGAGGCGGGAGGGCTGACCATGGCGCTGACGCCTGAGGATGGTAGCGGCGTCCCCGGCGCCGACGCTCTGATCACGCTGGAGTTCTGCACCACCTTCTGCGAGGGCCAGGGCCTCACCGGCTGGACCGACAACCCCCGCTCCCCGGCCGATGATGACGAAGCCGCGATCCGGCGGGCCTCGACCTGGCTCTCCAATGCGTGGACCTGGAAGGGAACGCGGACCCACGGCCGGGACCAGGGCCAGGCCTTCCCGCGCGACGACCTGACCGATGGCGAGGGCGAGGATGTCGGCAACGACGAGGTGCCGATCGAGATCCAGCAGGCCTGCGCCATCGCCGCCGCCTATGAGCGCGCCAACCCCGGCGGCCTGTCGCCGGCGGTGACCATGACGGACCGGATCAAGCGCGAGAAGATCGACGTGCTGGAGACGGAGTATTTCGCCGCGCCGCAGACCGCCGCCGCCTCGCGGCCGGAGCTGACCCAGGTCATGGACCTGATCGGCGGGTTCCTGAAGGCGACCTCGTCCAGCCTGGCGGGCCGGGCGGTCCGGGTCTGATGCCGACCTTCAACTACGGCCGCACCAAAGCCAGCGCCGACCGCCTGATCGCCCGCTGCGGCGCCGACGCCGTGCTGCGGGTGCCCGGGACCGCCACCGGGCCGCGCTACGACCCCACGCCGGGCGCGTCGGTCGACCACCCCATCAGGGTCGTTGTGACGGGCTACTCGGCGCGGGAGCGTGACGGCACGTCGATCCTGGCCACCGACAAGAAGGTGCTGATCGCCGTGGGCGACCTCGCGGTCGAGCCCCTGCCGAGCCATAAGCTGGTGCTGGGCGGCGTCGAGCACCGGATCCTGGGCAAGGACGAGGATGGCGAGGGGGTGGTGAAGGTTTCGCCCGGCGGTGTTACTGTGCTCTACAAGGCGCATGCGAGGCGGTGATGGGCGGCATCCCAGCGCAAAGGACCAGGACGTGGTTGTTCATCGACGACCTCGCCGCCGAATCCGTGGCCGCGTTTGTGGCGCTCAGCCCCGACGGCCTGGAGGATGGCGGAAGGCCGCTCACCTTGGTCAAGAAGCGCGTGCTCTACACGAACCTCTCTCGCCCCAGCCGCCGCGACCTGATGAACCGCAGCGCCCTTTCGGCGGTGACGCGTGGCTGACGCGACCCTCATCGCCGAGTTCGAATGTCCGGCCTGCGGCGTCGACGAGGACATCGCACCCGCACCCGCGCTAGGCTCGGAGCATCGCTGCCTAAACTGCGGCCGCGAGACCACGATCAGCGAGGCGAATACCAACCTCCTGCGCGACGGCACGCGCGGCGCTACGCCGGCGGCGTGGTCGGAATGGGCGCCTCATGGCTGACCACGACAGGGCGCTGACGCTGGCCTCGGCCGCGGTCATGGACCTGATCTCCCGGGGCCAGGCCTACCAGGCCGCCGTGCTCCGCGGCGCCCAGGCCGACGAGCTCGAGCGGATGCGCCAGGAGGCCCATGACGTGCTCGACGGCTATCTCGATCTAAGCGGCGACGCGGCCGAGGCCGTGAAGGCGATCCTTAGGCGCTGAGCCATGGCCCGCACCGCCGAGCGGCAGTTCTACGCCGCCTTAGTCGAGCGCTACGGCGTCGAGATCGCCGACGCCTTCATGGCGGCCGTTGCGGACCTGCGCGCCGGCGCCGACCTGCAGCGTCTCATCGCCGCGATCCAGCTGGGCGACCTCGACGCGGCGATCGCTGCGGCCCACATCGACGCGGCGGCCTACTCCGCCATGCTGGAGGGCGTGAGGGCGGCCTACGTCGCCTCCGGCACGACGGCGGCGGGGTTCATCACCCAGGCCAGCGGCGTGGCGGCCGTGGTGCGGTTCGACGTGCGCAACAGGCGGGCCGAGCTGTGGCTCTCGATCCATTCCTCGAGCCTGGTGACGCGGATCGTCGACGACCAGCGCCAGGCCGTGCGCCAGGCGCTCGCCGCCGGCATGGCGCGGGGCGAGAACCCGCGGACGACGGCGCTGGACCTGGTCGGCCGGGTCGATCCGTCGACGGGCAAGCGGGACGGCGGGATCATCGGGCTGACGGCGCAGCAGCAGGGCGCCGTCGAGGCGGCCCGCGACCAGCTCCGGTCGGACGATCCGGCGCAGCTGAAGGCCTATCTGGAGCGCAAGCGCCGCGACAAGCGCTTCGACCGCTCCGTGCTGAAGGCGATCCGCGAGGAGAAGCCGCTGCCGGCCGAGATCGCAGGCAAGGCGCTGCGGCAGTACAAGAACCGGCTGCTCCAGTTGCGCGGCGAGACGATCGGCAAGAACGAGGCCTTCACCTCGCTGCAGGCGTCGAAGCAGGAGGCGTACCGCCAGGCCGTACAAGGCGGGGCGGTGTCGCAGCAGGCGGTGCGGAAGATCTGGCGGCACATGGCCAACGAGAACCCCCGGATCCAGCACGTCGAGATGGACGGGGAATCGGTCGGGCTCGAGGAGGTCTTCGTCATGCCGGACGGGACCCGCATGCTGTACCCGCACGACCCGGAGGCGCCGGCGAAGCACACCCTGGGCTGCCACTGCCAGGCCGACTACCGCATCGACCACCTGGCGAACCTCGCCGCCTGATGCCCAGCTTCGCCGCCCAGGTCGACGCCTGGGTCAGGGAGACGAAGGCGCGGCAGGACGCTGTGCTGCGGGAGAGCGCGCAGCGCGTCGTGGAGCTGGCCCAGACGCCGGTGGCCAAGGGCGGCAATATCCCGGTTGATACGGGCTACTTGAGAGCCTCGCTCCACGCGTCCCTCAACGGCTCCGTGCCACCCCTCCAGGGCAAGCCCGAAGCGGGCGGCCCGGTGCGCTACGACGATACCGCGGTGTCGCTGGTGATCTCGAACGCCAAGGTCGGCGACGTGATCACCTTCGCCTACGGCGCCAACTACGCCCGGTACGTCCACTTCGGCGCGCGGGGCCGGGCGGGCCGGCCCTGGATCCTGCTGGCGGCGCAGAACTGGCCGCGGATCGTCGACGAAGTGACGGCTGAGGCCAAGAGGAGGGCAGGGGCATGACGAAGCGCGCCGAGATCCTGCTCGCCCTGTTCGCCCGCGCCGACACGCTCAGCGTTGGCTCGCCCGCCCTGCCGGTGACCTTCCCCGAGGAGCCGAGCGACTTCGACCCGAAGACCGACGCGCCGGACGGTCGCTACATCGAGTTCGTCGCCTTCCTCAACCGCCCCGGCTACGAGGGCGTCACCAATGGCGTGCTGGACCAGGGCATAGCCCAGGCGACCGTTGTCTTCCCCCGCAACGCCGGCGTGGTCGCGCCGACCCAGCTGGCGGACGAGGTGGCGGCGCACTTCGCCAAGAATACCGCTCTCTTCAACGGCTCCACCAAGGTCAGCCTCGACCGGGAGCCCACGGTGCACACCCCGATGCCCGACGGCAGCGAGGTCCGGGTGCCCGTCACCATCCCCTGGTCGGCTTAAGGCCAGGGCACGCCCCCATATGCCGGGATGGGCGCCGGCTTCGTCACAACCATGAAGGAGCCATCCCATGGCGATCCACAAAACCGCGGGGTCGAAGATCTACATCGGCCCGCAGATCAACCCGGACACGATCAACGCCATGTCCGACTACGACGCCGTCAACACCTTCGAGGCGATCTCGGAAGACCAGTGGGTCGAGATCGAGGAGGTCGAGGACATGGGCGAGCATGGCGACTCGTCCGAGGCCATCACCTTCACCGCCGTCGGCAACCGCCGCGTGCGCAAGCTGAAGGGCCCGCGCGACGCCGGCACGAAGAACATCGTGGTGGGTCGCGACCCGCTGGACGACGGCCAGGTGGCGCTGATCGCCGCCGACGGCAGCGACCTCAACTACGCCTTCAAGGTCACCCACGCCGACGCCCGGGCCGAGAACTTCACGGACTCGGTGGAGTATTTCGCCGGCCTGGTCATGTCGAGGCGGGTCCAGCAGGGACAGGTCAACACCGTCACTCGCCGCACCTTCCCCATCGCCATCAACACCGGGATCTACGAGGTCTCCTCGGCCGAGATCTCGGCGTAACCCGCCGCCAGAAACACAAAAACCCTCCCGCCAACTTCACTCCTGGGGTCATTCCCCAGGTGCTTTTTCGGAAAGACCGAACATGAAGACCGAAGACCTCGAACCCGAAACGACCTCGCAGACGGCTGACGCCGCCCTCGTCTCCGACATCGACGCGTTCGACACCGTCGACACCGCCGACATGACCGTGCTCACCCCCGACGGGCGGCTGTCGCAGTGGGTGTGGACCTTCGCCGGCCCGGGCCATCCCAAGACCATCGCGCAGTCCAACCGCATCGCGCGGGAGCGACTGCACGAGGAGAGCCAGAAGGACGCGGCCCGGACCAATGGTCGCAAATGGAAGCCGGTGGAGGAATCGCCGGACGAGGTGCGGGCCAAGAACGCCACCTTCGTCATCGAGCGGCTGATCGGCTGGCGCGGCGCCACCCGCGGCGGCCAGGATTTCCCCTTCAGCGTCGAGAGCGCGCGGGCCATCCTGCTCGATCCCCGCAAGGGCGGCATCCTGGTCCAGGGGCTCGAATTCCTGGGTGAGAACGCGTCTTTTACGCCGCGCTCGCCGACGCCCTGATCGAGTTCGCCGAGCGAGACTTCGAACTAAGCCGCTGGGACGGGAGCCGGACCATCAGGGACCGGCTCCAGTCCATGCTGGAGCGGGCCGAGCGTAAGCAGCACGCCGCCCGGATCGCCGAACTGAAGCAGAAGCTGGCCCAGCCGGCGTTCCCGGAGGCGCTGGCCTACCTGTGGCGCGCCCATCGCCGCATGCGTCGCCGCAAGGGGGCGGGCGAGGCCGGGCCGCACCCCATCGAGTTCCCCGACATCCAGGCCTTCGAGACCCTGACGCGCAACCGGCTCGCGCCATGGGAGGTCGAGTTGATCGAGGCGCTCGACGACGCCTACCTCGGCGCTGTCGCCGAGCACCAGCGCCAGGAGCGCGAGCAGACCGCGCCCGCCGATGACCCAGACGGCGCGCGGGCCATCCCGCGCCGCACCGTGACCCGCAAGAGAGGAGGCGAGCAGCCGTGACCGACGTCGCCAACCTCAAGTACGACATCGACAGCCGCGGTGCGGCTGGCGCCGCGGACAATCTCGACCGGATGAACGCGGCGGCCAAGCGGGCCGAGGACCAGGCGGTGAAGACCGGCACGGCCACCTCGGCCGCGGCGGACAAAGCCATGGCCGGCATCCTGCGCATGGTCACCTCCATCGAGCGCACGGTGAAGGAGATCGCGGCGCTAACCCGGAGCCATGCCGACTTCGTGCGCGGCATGGCGGAGGGCGCCGTTGCGGCGGTGCGCGAGGCCAACGCCCTGGACCAGGTCGCCGCCTCGACGCGCCACGCCGCGACGGAGAACGCCAGCTACGCCGTCTCCATCCGTTCCGTCACCGCCAACGTCGACGGCGCCTCGCTCGCGCTGGGGCGCTACGCCACCCAGGTGACGCACGCGGGCGACGAGACCCAGAAGGCGGGCAATGGCGCCAAGGTCGCGGTCCACCACTTCGACACGCTCTACGACGAGCTGCAGCGCGACTTCGTCGGCATCTACAACGCCGGGATGAAGCGCGCCGAGGCGCAGAACGACCGGCTGGCGAAGGGCTCCAGGCTGGCCAGCCATGAGCTGGTGAACCTCGGCCGGCAATTCTCCGACGTGGGCGTGTCGCTGGCTTCGGGCCAAGCCCCTTGGATGGTCGCCATCCAGCAGGGGGCGCAGATCGGCGAGGTCTTCGCCGTCGCCAGGCAGCGCGGCGTGACGTTCGGATCCGCCGTCAAGGGCATTGGAGAGGCGTTCGGGCCGCTGATCGCGCGGGCCGTGCCGCTGCTTGGGATTTTCGGCGCGCTGGCCGCGGGCTTCGGGCTTGCCGGCAAGGCTTTCCTCGACGGCGAGAAGGACGCCAACCAGCTGTCCAACGCCCTGAAGGTGACGGGCAACTATGCCGGCGTCACGGCGGTGCAGTTCGAGACCATGGCCGCTCAGGTGTCCGACTCCACCCACACCGGCTTCGGCAAGGCCAGAGCCGCGATGCAGGACCTGGTCTCGACCGGCAAGTTCACCGGCCAGACCATCCAGACCCTCGGCGAGCTGTCGGTCAGGCTCGGGGAACAGACCGGCCAAAGCGGCGCCAAGGTGGCCAGCAGCTTCGCCGGCATGGGCGATGACGTCACCGCCTTCGCGATCAGGTTCAACGAGCAGTACCACCTGATCACGGCGGTGCAGGTCGAGCACATCCGCCTGCTGCAGGAGCAGGGCAAGATCGCCGAAGCGACCGCCTATATGAGCGCGCAGGCCCTGGCGGCGCAGCGGGCCCGGGGTGAGGCCGACCTCGGCATCCTCGAAAAGGCCTGGCGCGGCGTCTCCAACGCCATCTCCGACGCCTGGCAGGCGCTGAAGAGCTTCGGCAACGAGGGCGCGGCGCGGGCCGGCGAGATCCGCAGCCTGCAGGCCGACATCGCCAGCAAGCAGGCGCTGCTGACCGGCCGCAACACCCCGGCCGACCGCGCCACCCAGGTCGACATCCAGGTGCTGCAATCGCGGCTCAAGGCGATGCAGGCGACCGAGACGGAGGCCCGGCGCGTCGCCCAGGCCCAGCAAGCCGGCGCCCAGGCCGAGCAGGCGGCGATCCGCGCCCAGGACGAACATGCCCGCGTCTATCGCACCATGGGGGACAACGCCGCGGCGGCGCGCGAGGAGATCAACCGCTATCGGCAGGCGCAGGAGGCCATCCGCAAGGTCAATCCGAACAGCCGCGAGCTCGACAGCGCGGCGCGCGCCGCGCAGATCGAGGCGGCGATCCAGAAGAAGTACACGCCCGCGGCCACGCAGGCGGCGAACGCGGCGGAGAAGCTGGCGGAGCGCCTGGCGCGCGAGATCCAGGCCACCAACGCCACGGCCGCGGCCAACATCGAGCTGGCGCAGGCCTATGGCGAGAGCGGCATCGAGGCGCTGAAGGCCGAGGCGCGGGCCGAGGCCGTCGGCAAGGCCATCCGGCGACAGGGCGACATCGACGCGTTCGTCGCGGCGGAGATGAACGCCAACATCGCCAAGCAGGCGGTGGCCAGCGCCAAGGCCGCGGCGGAGCTGCAGGCCCACGCCGACGCCCAGACGAGGGCGAACGACGCCGTGACCTACGGCGGCAAGACCTTCGCCACCGCCCAGCGGGCCATGGAGACGGAGCTGCAGCTGCGCCCCCTCGTCATCGCGCAGCAGTACGCCCAGGAAGAGGTGACGAAGGCCGGGACGCGGGCGACCCAGGCGCAGAAGAACGCACTGAACGCCGCCACCGCGGCCCTGCAGGCCCACCGCAAGGCCTCGGCCGACGACGCCGCCGAGCAGCTCAGGGCGCGCAACATCCAGTTCGTGGCGCAGGCCAAGGACGAGGTCGCCCTCCTGCGTGAGCAGGCCAAGTACCTCGCCGCGTCGAACGCGGAGCGGGCCCGCGCCATCGCGATGAAGCGCGAGGAGTTGGCCCAGACCGCCGCCGGCTACGACCCGGCCACCGCGACCGACAAGCAGCGCGCGGCGCACGACGCGGCGGTGACCAGCGCCGGCGAGGCGGCCTCCGCGGCGGAGGATTTGCGCACCGCCCAGGACGCCTACAACGACAGCCTGAACCACACCCTGACCCTGCTCCAGGAGATGGCGGGGCACACCGAGGCGCTGGGCGCGGTGATCGCGTCCAGCTTCGGCCAGGCCGGCCACGCCATCGACCTGCTGGCGTCGGGTTTTGCGACCTACAAGGCCAATCAGGAACAGCTACGGCGCGAGGAGGAGGAGGCACGCAAGAAGCTGGTCCTGAGCGAGCACGCCACGGCCGAGGAGCGCGCCGCGGTGGCGCGCCGCGAGGCGGAGATCGGCGTCGAGTACGCCCAGAAGCGGCAGAACGCCGAGGTCGAGGCGAACCTCGCCGCCATCGAGGGCGTGAAGGGCCTGCTGTCCAAGAAGAGCGCGGCCTATAAGGTCCTGACCGCTCTGGAGCTGGCCTACCAGGCGGTGCAGATCGCGGGCGTGGTAATCGATGCGATCAACACCGCCAAGAGCATCGCCTTGGCCACGGCCCGAGCCGCGGCGAAGGGCGTCGAGGCGATCGCCACCGCCATGGCCAGCGTCCCGTTTCCCTTCAACATCGCGGCCGCTGCGGCCACCTCCGCCGCCCTCATCGGATTCGGCGTGAAGCTCTTGGGCCATGGCGGCGGCAGCACCTCCGCCCCGTCGGCCGAGGACATCCAGAAGCGTCAGGGCACGGGCACGGTGCTGGGGGACGCCGCCGCCAAGTCGGAGAGCCTGACCCGCGCCATGGAGGCGGTGGCGGACAACACCAACCGCGACCTGGAGTACTCCAACGGCATGCTGCGGCACCTGCGCAGCATCGACAGCCAGATCGGCGCGCTGACCGGCCTCCTGTCGCGCCAGCTGGTCAGTGGCGGCTTCCTGGACGCATCGTCGATCCAGGGCCTCGGCACGCGCCTCAGCGGCGGATCAGTCGGCGGGCTGCTCGGTGGCCCGATCTTCGACGTGCTCAGCAAGATCCCGGTCATCGGCGGCATAATCAAGGGCCTGTTCGGGACCAAGAAGACCACGACCCTGCGCGACCTGGGCATCGACTTCGATCCGCAGGACCTGGACGCGATCCTCTCCGGCGGCCTGGCCGGCGACGCCTATCAGTCGATCGACGTGAAGACGAAGAAGAAGTTCTTCGGCATCACGACGTCGAACAAGACCAAGACCACGACGACGGAAACGCCGCTCGAGCAGGACATCCTGACCGAGATGACCCGCATCATCGAGAACCTGCGCGGCGGGGTGCTGCAGGCGGCGGGGGTGCTGGGCGTCGAGGGGGCGCAGGCCGCGCTGGCGGCGTTCCAGGTCAACCTCGGCACGATCTCCTTCAAGGACAAGACAGGCGAGGAGATCCAGGCCGAGCTCGAGGCCGTGTTCGGCAAGCTGGCCGACGAGATGGCCATCGCCGCCCTGCCGTTCCTCAGCCAGCTGCAGAAGGTCGGGGAGGGCGCATTCGAGACCTTGGCCAGGGTGGCGCGCGACTACCAGGTCGTCGATGTGACGCTGCAGTCCATCGGCAGGACGTTCGGCTCTGTCGGCACGGCCAGCCTTGTGGCGCGCGAGCGCCTCATCGGACTGTTCGACAGCCTGGATGACTTCGTCGACAAGACGACCTTCTTCGCCGAGAACTTCCTCACCGAGGCCGAGCGCATCGCGCCGATCCAGGCCGCGGTGGTGAAGGAGTTCCAGCGCCTCGGCGTCACCGGCGTCAACAATATCGAGCAGTTCAAGCAGCTGGTGCTGGGCCTCGACCTGACCACCACGGCCGGCCAGGACATGTACGCCGCGCTGCTGGCCGTGGCGCCTGCCTTCAAGAAGGTCTTCGACTTCATCTCCAAGGGATCGGAGGAGGTGAACGGCGCCCGCGACGACCTGCGCCGCGCCTACGAGAAGGAGGCCTCGGCGCTGGAGGACCTGCGCGACCGCCACCTCGACTACGCCAAGAGCCTCGGCGCCTATCTCGACGAGCTGACCCGCGGCCCCGCGGCGCGCCTGTCGCCGGAGCGCCAGTTCCTGGCGAGCCAGGCCCACTTCCGCGACGTGGCGGCGCGCGCCCGACTGGGCGACGAGTCGGCGCTGGCGGAGATCCAGAACGCGGGCGAGGCGTATCGCACCGCGTCGGAGGCCTACTACGCCTCCAGCGGCAAGCACTTCGAGAACCTGGACGAGATCCGGACCGCGGTGGAAGCGGCGCGGGCCACGGCGCTGCGCACCGCCAGCAACGCCGACCAGCAGCTCACCGCGCTCAAGGCCCAGGTCAGCGGCCTCATCACGCTGAACGAGAGCGTGCTCAGCGTCCGCGACGCCATCACTGCCCTGCAGGCGGCCATGGCGGCGGCTGCGGCGGCTGCGGCGACCAATGCCACGCCTTTCAGTCCGGCGACCTCCGCCACCGGCGCCACCGCCCCGTCCTACACCTACGGCACGCCGGCCGCCGGCGGCTTCGACGCAGCTGGCTACCTGCAGCACAACCCCGACGTGGCGCAGGAATTCACCAACGAGATGGCCACGGCCGAGGGCCAGGCCTATCTCAACGCCGTCGGGGTGAAGACGGCCGAGGACTTCGCCCGGCTGCACTATGACACCTTCGGCAAGACCGAGGGGCGCAACCCCTTCGCCACCGGCGGCTCGTTCACCGTGGCCGGCTCCGGGCCCAAGGACTTCGGCCCGGTGACCCTGCACGGCGGCGAGACGGCCAACATCAGCCGGGCCGACACGATGGCGGCGATGGTCACCGAGCTGAAGGGTCTGCGCGAGGACAACAAGACCTTGAAGGGTGAAGTCGTCTCCTTGCGCGCCACCCTGGCCAGGCATGGTCAGGTGACCGTCGAGGCCCAGGATCGCACGGGCCAGCGCATCGAGCGCGCCGTGACCCGCTCGTCGACGGAGCGGCTCAAGGGCGGCGGTCGGGCGGCCTAGATGGCGGTCAGGTACGTCGTGGAAATGGTCGGCTACGACACCGAGGCCGACGACGAGGTGACGCTGCTGTTCGCCAAGGGCCAGAGCATCTCCTTCACCGATCACGCCCCGGCGGCGAGCGGGCTGCTGCTGTGGGAGAGCGTGTCGCAGGCGATCAGCGTCCGCGGCGGGACCGTGGTGTCCGAGGGCGACGGGGGCGAGATCATCATCGCCAATGCGCCGCGAGACATCAGCGAGGCGGGGCCGTGGGACCACCTGGCGAACTGGCGTTGGCGGGGCATGGTGGCGTCCCTCTACCGGGTTCCGGGCCGGGTCTGGGCGAACCGGGTGCTCGAGGCCCGCGCGCTCATGGAGCAGCCCGTCGCCAACATCGACGAGGGGACGATCACCTTCCCGCTGCGCGATCCCCGCGCCGAGCTCGACGCCCCGCTCCTGACGCAGAAGTACGCCGGCGACAATGTCGCGCCGCTGGGCTTCGAGGGCGACGAGGAGCTGAAGGGCAAGACCAAGCCCCTGGTGATCGGGCCGGTGTCCAACCAGGAGCCGGACCTGGTCAACAAGTCGAAGCTCATCTACCAGCTCAGCGTCGCGCCCGGCACAGTGCTCTGCCTGCGCGACGGCGGCGTGCCGCTCACCGCCGGCACGATCCGCGGAAGCCAGGCCTCGATGGAGGCCAATGCGCCGGCCGAGGGGGAGTACGACATCTACTCCGGCGCCGAAGGCCTGTTCGTACGTCTCGGCGCCTCGGTGCTGTACCGCCTCACCTTCGACGCCACGACCGGGGCGGCCGAGGCGGATCGGACCCATGCCCAGGTGTGGAAGACGCTGCGAACGACCTACTGCGGCGCCGACGCAGGCGATATCGACGACGACAGCGTCGATGACGTGGACGCGGCCGCCCCCCACGAGGCGGGCTTCTTCCTTCGCGACGAGAGCCGGCGCGACGCCATCGACCGGGTCCTCGGCAGCCTGTCGGGCTATGAGCGCCAGAATGTCGACGGCTCCTGGAGCATCGGTCGCCTGGAGCAGCCGGAGGGCGCCGCGGTCGTTCGCCTCATGGTGGCGAGCCCAGACAGTGAGATGATCGTCACCGACCGGGCCCTGACCCGCATCGCGCGGGCCCGTCCGAGTTGGGCGGCGGATGGCGTCCCGCCCTATCGGGTCAACGTCCGCTGGGGGCTGAACAACACGGTCATGGGGCCGGGGGACTTCGCCGGATCGGCCGCCACGCGGCTGAGGGAGAAGTTCAAGGAG